TGAAATAACTATTTAAAATGGGAAAATTTTCTAATAAAGACCTACCTTCTTTCTTAAAGAAGCCAAACTACTACTCAGAAGATGAGCAGTTTGATGGAGAAACTGGCAGAAATCCAGAAGTAACAGAAGACTGTGAAACTTGTGGTCAAGAACCTCAGATTGCTGAAAATAAAGTATTAAGATTTGCAGATTTCTTAAATGAAAAGAAACAAATTAACGCTGGTTTACAGGCATATCTAGATAAGAAGGCTGGTAAAAAACCAGCTGGTAAAAAGGCTGCTGGTGGTAAATCAGGCAAACCTGATTTTTTAGATTTAGATAAAGACGGAGATAAAAAGGAGTCTATGAAAAAAGCAGCAACTGACGCTAAGTCCGGTTCCTCTAAAAAGAAGACTGTTGCTATCAAAGAAGGTGCAATGTCAGAAATCGATCTACTTGCACAAGAAGCAAAAACTTTTAGAAGTTTTGTTAGAGCATTTAAAAAAGAATATTCTAACTTAGATGCAGGCGATAACAAAGAACTTGAATCATGGTTACAAACTGTTTATGATTCAGCCAAGTCACGCACAAATGAATCATGGGATCCTAGAGATGCATACGAATATGGTGCAACTTCAAACTGCTGCGGAGCATCAGTTATGATGGGTGATATTTGTTCAGACTGTGGCGAACACTGTGAAGCTGAATATTGGGATGAAGAAGGAGATGGAGAAAATCCAGAAGAATTTGGTTCGTCTAAATCATATAATGAAGGTCATACTTGCCATGATGGAAGTAAGTCTATGTTATCTGAAGCAGCACATCACCTAATTGAATCTATATGTGAATCAACTTGTTCAGATGCTTCAATGTATGAAGCCGATTCAGATCCAGAACATCAATTTGAAGGATACGTTACTGAAGCTTGTGCTTATATGGAAAAGTGTATGTACGAAATGGTAGATGATGGTAATACAATTAATGAATATGTAAATAACGAGTCTGCTTGTTATGAATCTACGTGTGAATCAATTTATGAGGTTTGTGAAAAACTTTGCAATGAAGCTCTAGAAATACACAACGACGATTCTAATATAGAATATAATGATTACGTTAAAGAAGCACTTGGTTGCTATAGAAATGGTTTAATGGAGGTCGACAAGGGGATGTCAAACTCTAAAGATATGAACGAAGCTGAATCTGAAAAATCTCCAAAAGAAATTGCTGCAATTGTTGCAAACTGGACTAGTCAAAACCAAGATAAATTATTAAAAATGTCAATTGAAGATCAAGCCGCTGCAATGGGGCTTACGCCAGATGAATATCAACTTGGTGCAACTGCAGTAGGAAGCAATCTTAAATAAGCAGATCTTTCCATTTGGAAGAACCTGATCGAAGAACGCAAGGCCAAAAGCTTTGCGTTTTTTGCTTTTATTGAGCCAAGATTAGTATATTTACATTGATATACTGGCTAAATAAATAATAAAAAATGATGGCCAGTGCAAAAAGTAAACGAAATGGCATTTTCTAGAGACAATTCAATTATTGTATTTGATTTGGATGACACACTAGTGGTTACCAATGCAAAGATCCTTGTTAAAGATGCCTTGACTGGCAAAACTTTTGATCTTACTCCACAAGAATTTAATGAATATGAAAAGGAACCTCATCATGAGGTTGACTATAATCAATTTAATGATGCTAATATTTTAAAGGCTGGAAGATTGGTTGAATGGGTACTTAACATACTACGTTCTGCCTATGAATCTGGGACGGCTGTCGGCATTATTACAGCTAGAGATAATAAGAAACTAGTCAGAGAATTTCTATTATCCCACGGTATCGATATTCACCCTAACCTAATATACGCAGTTAGTGATCCAGACTTTGGATTTGATGGTACTATTGCAGAAAAGAAAAAAGAAGCCTTTCGTAAATTAATGGCAAAGGGCTTTACTCATTTTACTTTCTATGATGATGATCGTAAAAATCTACAGCTTGCAAAAAGTTTAGAAGATGAGTTTGAACAAATTACAATGAAGACTAGAAAAATTGGTCGTACTCAAGTTCCAAAGTTAGATATTAAAACGGTAGGCATATTTAGCGGTAAATTTAAACCACCTCACACTGGCCACTATGAAGCAATTGCAAAAATTGCAGAAGAAAATGACGAAGTGCATGTCTTTATTTCTAAAACTGAAATGGCTGGAATTACTGGAAGGGCAGCAAAGGCAGTATTAGAATATTACCTAGAAGATTTAGATAATGTTGAATTGCACTTATCAGAAGTTACCCCAGTTAGAAGTGGATATGAATTTGTTGAGGCTCTTGGAAAAACTCAATACTCGCCAAATACAATAGTTAATCTTTATGCAACTGATAAAGATATGCCTAGATGGGCTGCTATGGAAAAATGGCAAGGCTCAATTTCCAAGATTAACCGAATTGAAACAGAACGCCCTGAATTTGGAGGAAACTCTGGTTCAGAAGGAGACGAAGATGGAGTATCTGGAACTCTTATGAGAGAGTTTTGGTTAGCTCAAGACTTTAATAAATTTTCACAGGGGATCCCTGAAGGAAAGGATCCTAAAAAGGTTTGGATGATATTAGGCGGAAAGATTGAAGAGGACCTGCTAACCCCGGAGTTATTCAGAAGTCGCACCGTAAGTAACCCAGATATGGATGTAAATCCACCTGATAGAGCTCCACAACGAGTTGGTGGAACTACCCGAATACCGGCTCAATGGGGTACATACAAAGGCGGTCGACAGGAACTTGGATCAAACCCAGGATCCGGTACAACTCGTATAAAAACTTTTTCGGACTATATTTCCGATAAATAACAAAAAGAATTTAAATAAAATGGTTAAGTCATTTCAAAACTACTTTGGTCTAAACGAGGATGCTGCAACTGAGTTAGTTACGCTAAATCAGCAAGAAGCTGATGCAATGAAAAAGGTTAATGATGCTCAAGTTGAATTAAAGAAAATTCAAGATCAAATTAAAGTTACTACTGCTAAACAAGCAGAAGAACAAAAAGCAGCTGCTGCTCAAGCTCCAACTGTATAATTAAAATAACGCAAATCGCGTGACTAGACAAGAATTAATATCAGACATTATTGATGAAGTAACGTTTTCAGGATCCCTTCCATATCAGCTTCCAACCAAAGAAGTCGAAAGGGTTATAAAAAATGCTGAGAACTTTTTTTATGATAATTGGCAATATGCTCTAGATAAAGCGTATTTGCAAATTCCAATTGAAGTATTTCAGGCAAGTCAATTTAAAGCAAGCCGTACTATAACTTTACCGGAATGCGTACAGTTTGTACATAAAGCAGTTGAACCAACTGGATCTTCTGTATTTTCAACGGTCGATAGAGACTTTGGAGAAAATAAATTTGTTGGTGCTGAAATGTACTTGACGCCATTTGTTGGTGAGTCCCTAATGTATAGAACAATCATGTTCTCATTCCTAGATTTAACTAGAGCCTTTCTGTTAGACACGATTGCATATGATTATAACAAAAACACTAAACAAATAACTGTCCTTGGAAGAACTCCTAAGAGAGGAGCTGTATTAGAGGTTGCTAAGAAAATTGATGCATCTAATCTTTATGAAGATGAAATGTTTCAGAGATATTGTAGAGCAAAGTCTAAGCAAAGACTTGGTGAAATGATTACAACATTTGATTATGTATTACCCGGAGACGTTAAAATAAATTACACAAACCTTGTAACAAAGGCTGATACTGAAATGGCATCCGTTATGGAAGCAATTAAAGGCGAAAATTCAGCAGGTTGGATGTATACAATGAGATTCTAATATGCCTATAGACTTTTACATAAGAAGTATCGATGAACCAAATTTTAATGAAGAAACTCTGTATGAAACAGAAGATTTAGCATTAATTATTGCTCAAATTAAAATGGTATTATTAACTAAGAACGATTCAATTCTTGGAGAAAACCGATTTGGAATTGATGAGGAATCTTACCTATTTGATTTTAGTGATGGTTTTAGTACAACCAAAGTATATGATGATATTGTTTCTCAAATAAAACTACACTGTACTTTACTTCAAAATCGCGAGTGGAACGTAGAGGTCCTAAAAGTTAACGACGGAATTGATCAATATAGAGATGCAATTCACGTCGTTATATCTATTGACAAATCTATTAGATTTGTTATTGCTTATCAATAAATTATAAAGCTCCAGGAGCTCCTAATTCAGATGCAGTTTCTTTACCTGCAGCAGGTTCAGCACCAGCTCCACCTTCAGGAGCAGTACCACCTTCAGGAGCAGCGCCAGCTTCGGCAGCGGCACCTTCTTCACCCTCTCCAGTTGGAGTTTGATTCATATAGTCTTTATTCTTTTGAAGATCTTCATCACTCATGCGTAAATACTCTTTAACTAAGTATTCTGTAGAGAAATAAGGTTTACCTTCATCATCAACAACTCCTTTAAGAGCGTTAAGTGTAGCAAGACGTTTATTAAGCAAATCTTGTTGTTTGATTTCTTCAAATACGTTATCGTCGTGCCAGTTAATACCTACTGCATTTTTAAAGCGATAATCGTCCTTTAAGTCTTTAAAATCAAGACACATTTGAAGATATAGTGGCTTAGTTAATAATTCTTTAAAGGCCGAACGAAGACGAGTTATAAACTTATTATAACGAATCTCTTCACGACGAATACCTTCAGCATTCATTGTATATTGACCTGAACCATTTGCTGAATCCCATCTTGAATATGGAATTTTAGAGTCCATTTTTAATTTTTCCTTAAAGTAGTTAAGTAATTCAGAACCTGACATGTTAGGACCCGCGTACTCTAATGGAGCAATTTCAATTGCTTGATTTTGATCGTTAACTGGAAGAATGTAATTCTTATAGAATAATAAATTTGGTCTACCATCTACTTGAATTTCTCCAGAATTTGTATCAAAGAAAATATCCTCTTTTAATTGGTTGGCAAATTCTCTAACGTCTTCCTTTGCTTTATTTAAAGACTTACTTCCAATTGGAACCTTAGTTGTTAAACGAATAGGAGCATTCATTGTATGCCAAATAACTTTAGAGTGTTCAATAACACGCATTAGGTTAAATGATCTAACCATTCTTTCAACAAACGAAATACGTTTTGTTCTAAAGTGGTTTGAATAAGATAAGTAGATAATTTGAGAATCGGTAAGGGTTCTTACTTTAGATTCGCCTGGTACTTTTTGAGCCCATTCCAAAAAGATTTTTCCAACTGCATCCTTTTTAATTTGTGGATATAGTGTAGATGGATCAATTTCTTTAAATCCAATAATTTCTCTTGGATTGTTTAAGTCATCATAAAGAATTTCAAAGGCCAAGTGACCTTCAATTAACCATTGATAAAAGTATTGCCATGCTGAAATTCCCTCATTGAAACCCCATGCATTGTAAACCTTTTCAAAGTTTTCATTATACTTATCAATAACCTTTTCTTGATACTTAAGACGCTGCTCTTTGTTTTTACCTTTATAGAGCATTTCTCCAACTAAGTCGTTTGGATATGCAAATCTATTATCTTCATCAAATACAATAACGTCATCTGTAATAGATTCAATTACAAATTCGATTTCGCCATTTGATGCAAGATCACGTAAACGTTCTCTTTTAGTTGCATAATCCAATTGAAAGAATGCAATTGCTTTAGTTCTAAGAGCAGATGTAGTATCTGAAATTGCCATAGTTGCTCTAGCTAGTGAGTCTTGTTGACCACCGACTACGCTTCCTCTGGCTTGCATTAGTTGACTTTCAATAAATCCTATCGATTGTGAGTTCTTAATTAAAAGATCTTCGTACTTCATACCAACTCGGCTTAAATCTGATAGTCGTGATTTAAGTCCTCCTAAGCCGATATTGTCTAGAAATCCTGCCATAATTATGCGTTAAATTGTGATATTACAGATTCCATGCTTAGTGATCTGGTTTGTATGCCATCGAAGATATTGGTTTGAGCAATTCTGGGCACCAAATGGAACGGAATAAGCGTTGGGTTAGTAATATTTGCTTTTTGATATTTATTTACTGCGTAACGGACGTTAAATTTACCGCCACTCGCGTTTTGAAAAAGATCCACCATTGCAAATGGATTTGCATTAAATCCCATAAGAGGACCATACTCTGGAAGTTGATATAACTTTCGGGTATCGCTAATGAACTGTCCTTTATCATCATATGATTTACTTATAGTACCATTAAGAGTCTGCCAGAGTATGTTTAGGATAACCTGGGTAGACCCTACGGGCATTACTTTAAGATTTAATATGGTAACAGAGTCATTATCATTAGCTAAACAGATTCCAATTGGACGCTGATCATAGTATGGACGTTTAATTGGGTATTTAGTCATTTCCTTTGCATCCAGATATTGGTCGGCAGTTGGAATCTGCTGATCGTCGACTGGTAATGCAAAGAAAGTATAGAGGTGTGCTGGAATAAAGATAGATTCAGGTAGAGGAGAAAGTTCACCAAAGAATGGATCTTCTAGTTTTTCACCTTTATTTCTAAAATCGTCTATTTGGGCACTAAATGTTGGCTTGATCATCTTTATATTCTACAAACTTTTAAATAAGAAGTTTTCGGTAATAATACCGAAC